CCTAGTACCACCTAGTGGTCTGGTTAAGCCTGACCTGCGGGACACCTTTATCAGATATGGTAGAGGTCAACCGATGGGGACTCTGTCCTCATGGCCTTCAATGGCCCTGGTTCATCACGCGCTGGAATTATTCGCAGCGCAGAAAGCCGGGAGAGATCCCGTAACTTTCATGGATTACCGGATCCTAGGAGACGACAACGTTACCGCTGGTGAGGATGTTGCACTGCAATATACCTCAATTGCCAGCGGGTTGTGTGTTCCTACTTCGGCAGCTAAAACTCTCGAAGGAAGATTATTCATCTTCGCCAGTCAGATTTATCTGGATGGTGTCAACATCTCTCCTCTCTCCTTAAAGGAAGAGCTTGGGATCGAGACATACGGGCAGCGCCTGGAGATCGCTCTAAGAGCGATGCGCCGGGGCTGGCTGAAGGACGGGTGCACGGTACCGAGGTTCCTCCGACTCTTACTTACTCAGCGCGATTACGCGTCTGAAGTTAAGAAATGGAGTTCTGGCGTATTGGGAAAAATTTCTCAATCAGCCTTAGTCAGTGCCTTTGGGATTGCCAAACGCGGTCTATTAGACCTGCTTGGATTCCAAGGGTCCGGGTGGAAGCCCTTCTCATTAGCCTTAGCTAACAAGGTAGAGGCCTTAGCCGGAGACCAAGGTCTGAGAGTTAAGAAGAATCGAGCCAAAATCTTGGCTGAGCTAGAGCGAGATTTCGCAATAGCGTGCGCCCGTTTCCTTTATGAGGATTTCGGACGCCAGCTCAAGAAACTCGAGGTGTCACGCCTACGCTTTCACACGTGGGGTGAGTTAGTCCAGGATGGATCCTGGATAACGCCGTTTTGGAAACGGACCACCGCAAAAGGAGCCAATGGGGTCATTGACTACGTTGGTATACCTCTTGTTAAAGAACACAGTAGTGATACTGTGGACTTCTATCTAACTCGGCTATTCCTGGACGGCATCTTGCCACTGCCTGTTTATCAGGCACTCCAGGAGCCCATCATGCCACTTGCGCCAGACTATGAGGGAGAAATCCCTACTGGTTATGGTGTCCAAGTGGTTTCCCACAGGTTATTATGGCCTGTTCTAAGAGACAGCTATACGCCGCTCTTTGGACCTCCCGAATTCGCCGACGCTGAGTCGGAAGAAGACGGATGGGGGGGAGTCGGGATCTCCATCGGGGGACCCGATACAATGATGTCTCCAACTACGGGAGCACAGATACGGTACCCGGATATAACATCCATGGTGACCGACCTGCGTGCTAGAGCAGAAAAGGTATGGGCAGACTTAGTCAAGCTGCCCGCGGAGGAAATGGGGAACCCCTGGTATCTCGTTACCGAGTTATCAGAGATACTTGCCAAAGTGTCTCGTCTTCCGACTTTTATAGGACTCTCTTCTATAGAAGATGCCTCGCCTGAACGGCAACCAGATAAACTGGATGCGAAGGCGGTCAGAATGGCCAAAGCTCTTACGAGCTTAGTGGCCGTCATGCCATTTGGTACAGATTTCTCTGCACCACTGCAGACTGAGATGCCTTTGGGGCCTCTTTCACAAGAGGAAGCCTTTGAGGACCTGCAACTCTTAGGAGCTGAGCTGACAGCAAAAACAAACCAAGGTTTGCTCACCGGGTATCCAACAGCATCGTTCGTTGAGAACAACGTGGGGGCACCACACAAGGTGTCTGTCAGGT